GATCGTACAGCCGCACGTCGTGGTTGCCGAGGAGCCAGGTCCACGCGGTATGCGGACTGGCGTCCAGGTGGCCGCGCTTGACGTTGTAGGCGCTCTGCATGCACTCCTGGGCCTTGGCCAGGTTGTCAGGGTCCGGCTTGTGCCGGGGCTGCAGATCGGGGAAGTCCATCAGGTCTCCGAGGTCCACGCCCTCCTGGGGCTGATGGTCGCGGAGCCACTGAACGAACAGCCGGTCGAGGTTGGTGTCGTGGAAGGGGAAGTGGGAGTCTCCGCAGATGACGATCAGCTTGGACTGCTGGTAGCCCTTGACCGTGCGGATCCTCGGCTTGGCCGGTGGCCTCCAGCCGTCGGACCGGACCGGGACGAGGTTGAACTCCTCGTAGTTCTTCTTGCGCTTGGCCCGGAACTTGGCCTGGTAGTAGGTGACGATGTTGCCGTCGGGGCCGGGGCCGTCCCACTCGTTGAGCAAGACCCCCTGTTCGCCGCCATCGACGTACCACTCCTCGGGGTCGAGGCCCCGCTCTTCCAGCATGGCGTCCGGGTCGGTGAGCAACGGACGCGGGTTGGCGTCGATCTTGTGAGCCGCCGCCCGCGGTGCCGTGCGTGCCTCGGCCTGGTCGCCCTTGATCTTGGTGTAGGAGCGTTCAGCTCCGGGAATGTTGGCGCCGTGGCGCTTGCGGAACCGGCGAATCGAGTCTCTGGTGGTCTCGATCCCGAATAGGTCCGTTACCTCTCTGGCGATTGTCGCGTTGGTCTCTCCAGCTTCAATGCTGCCCAGCACGTATGAGCGAACAGGCTCCGCGTCAAGCGGACTGTTGCTCGGAATCGTCTTCGGCAAGGGGCTTCTCCTCCTCTAGGCCTTCGGCCATCGGGTCGATCAGTGAGTACCGCTTACCGGCGGGGCCGGGGAGGGAGAGGCGGTTAGACCCCTCGACGATGAACGTCTTGTCACCCTCATGCTCGACACGCTGACCAACCTTCAGTTCCCAAGTATCTGGGTCCTCTGTCTCGTTTTCCAGCGTATCAGATGTCTTGGAGACATGCTCGGGCTCCTCATCAGCAGCACCAGTCCAGAGTGCGACAGCCCGCAGGCGCCACTCCTCCGGGAGGTCCTTCGTGCGCTCGGCGAGATCGTCCAGATCTCGGACCTCGCCGCCGCGGCTAGCGTTGTAGGTGAGGCCCGGCCGTCGCTCGTTCGAGACCTCAGGGACGTTGCCCCTGGGCCCTGGCGGCGTCGGTCCCACGACCGGCGGGCCGCCTCCCGGGGTTGGGCCAAACAGATCGGGCGGAGGTCCGGGCATCATCGTGCCGCCCCCTCCAGGGCCCTCGGGGCCTCCTGGAGCCCCTCCGGGGCCGCCGGGCGGGGGCGCACCGCCCTCGGGTCCTCCGGGGCCGCCAGCGCCCTCTCCTGGCATCGCAGACGGGCCGGTGCCACCGGCCAGCACCGACTCGACCTCTGCCTTGAGGTCCATCGGCACCGGGAGGCCCTTGATGACCAGCGCCAGGTAGGTGTCCATCTTGGCCTGCTGCTGATCGATCGTCTTGCGCTTGATGTCGTCGTTGAAGATCTTGGTGTAGTCCTCGTCCTTCCAGGAGATGCCGATCATCAGCTTCTCGTCGGGGATCGGGACGCCCATCGCACGCAGCTCCTGCATGAACTTGCGCTCTGTTGCCTCGTCTCGGAGGTCGAAGGTGGCGAAGTTCAGCTCGGGAGCCGTGAACTTGCGCTTGCGGACTGGGACCAGCTCGCCATCTTCGTCCGGCTCCATGACCGTCTCGTAGACCTCGACGCGGGTCTGACCCTTGCGCTCGTACGCGTAGTGGCCCTGAGCCTCGGCGATGACCATGGCACGCTCGTGGAAGTGGGTCTTGAGCTGCTTCTGGAAGGTCCGCATGACCTGGTTCATGAACTCCGCCTGCAGGGCGCTCGATGCGTAGGGTTGGGAGTTGGATCCAGCCGACAGCAGCGACGGGTTCACCCCGAACACCTGCATCAAGCGGCGCTCGATGCGATCGAAGTCTTCGCCCAAGCGAGGCATCTGCTCGCGGCCGAAGACAGACTCCATCTCCAGGCCGAAGTGGTGGACCATGACACGGAAGTCGGAGGCCATGGCGATGTCGATGTCGTCGCGGACAGACTCCAGCTCTTCGGGCGTCGGGAGCCACGGAGGCAGGCCGTCACCCATGTCCATGATGCCTAGCTTGGCGAGCAGGAACGGCGAATACAGACGCTCGGCGATGGCATCCTGGCTGGCCAGCAGCTTCTCCTCGTGCAGGAGCGTGCGGAGGCCTCTCAGGAGAATCGGAGTGCCGTGGTCGTCCCAGTCGTTCATCTTGTTGGCGACCTGGCGAAGGATGACCGGCGACATCGGGATGTGCTCGCCCTTGAGCAGGTACGGCATCAACTCGGGGTACTGCTGCTGGAGCAGGTAGTACTCGCGGGCGGGCTGCTTGGTCTGGGCGATCCGGCGTAGGTAGTCGGGCGGGACGATCTTGAGCTGCTGGGAGTCCAGCAACGGGAAGTTGTCGATGACGACGTCCTCGGGGTTGATCAGCTCCTCATGCTTCCAGATGCCCAGGTTCTCGTCGAAGGACCCGAGCGGGAATGCTTCGCCGACGAGCCACACCTCGCGGCCGAGCGAGACCAGGAAATCCTCGTACTGGAGCTGGTCCAGGAAGATATCGTCGTAGACCCGGCGCAGGGCTGGGTCCTCGTGCTGCAGCTCCAGGCCCGCCAGCGGGAACCTGGTGAAGATGTCCACGAGCTGGGGAACGAGGTAGTGGGTGGCGTAGTACAGCCGCAGCCACTTGTGCAGCTTGTGCCGGTGGCCCTCGTCAGCGACGTTCCAGGGGAGGCCGGAGAGGTCCCAGTACTCCAGCGGGTCGTAGAAGCGGGGGATGGCGTTGAGGGCGTCTCCGCCCATCGGTGACCCGCCTCCGCCGCCGATGACCGAGGTGCGCTGCATGCGACTGGAGACAGCACGCTTCTGACCCATGGCACGGATCATCCCCTGGGTCTCGTTGAGGACTCTTTGGACCTCGGGCGAGTCGTAGTTCTCCAGGTTGATCGAGCGCCCGAGCTTCATCTGGGCCCTGGCGAGGTCAACGGCGCCGGTCCGCTGGAGGTCCTGGGTGGTGCGAACCGAGTCCCCGTAGCTCTGGGCGTATCGCATCGGATGACGCGGACCCGTGAAGGCCGCGTCTTTCAGACGTGCGAGTTCGCCACTAATCGTAGGTTCGGCCATCTTCCTCTCTCCTTACGTCCCAGGAGAAGTCTCCGGGACAGCTCTCAACGGTACCAGGAGCCGGGGAAGGGCTAGACCAGAGCGGTGTTGGTGACCGGGTCAGCCTGGCCGCTGCCACCGAACGTGTCGGTGTGCGGGCCGCTGGTCTCGCCACCAGAAGCGAAGCCGGAGTCGCTCCAGAAGTCAGGGGCGCTGTCAAGCTCGACGCGCTCGGTGCCGCCGCCGTCGATTTCCTTCAGCTCATGCTCGTTGTTGGGCGGGCCGATCGGCACAACGACGTCCTTGCGCTCAGTCGGCCACTGTCGAGCCTCAACCTCGGGCTCGCCGAGGTTCTGCGGAGTCCAGAGCTTCTTGTCCATCTTCGGCTCGGGGCCACCCAGATCGGTGTTGCCATCAGCCGTGCGGGTCGAGGCGCGGGTCGAGGCGCGGCGATAGTCGGGGTGTGTCTCCATGCCCGGGACCCCCTGCTGAGCGGCCTGGCTCATGGTGTCCAAAAGCGGCCCATTATCAAACCCCTGTTCCGGAGCGTGCGCCGGGCCGCCACACGTCGGGCAACGGTTGTCGTGTTGCTCCGGGCCCGGGTACAAGTTGACGCCCTCCAAATCGTCGATGCGCGAGGACTTGATCTTAGGCGCGTCGGCATCCTCGTCGTCCTGGTGGGGCTCCAGAACGGCCTTGCCGTCGTTGGAGTCCTGCTCCTTGCCTGGATCGATCTCGTCGGCCGCGGTGATCGGCTGCGGGATCCAGCGGCGCGTCGCCGCGTAGTGGTCCCTCAGGACCTCGGCGACGTCCTCGGCCTTGTCGCAGCCCACCTCAGAGCACGCCTCGGCCACGTGGGTGGCAAACTGGCTCTCGCAGGCAGCGAACCTCGCGGAGAACCCCTCGGGCGTCACAGCGCCTCTCAGGAAGGTTCCGACGGTGCGGTCCACACGCGCACGAGCGAGCGCGATGGCCTTGCGAGTGATCTGACGATCCTCGTGCTCGGTGTGAGCGAGGTGGTTGAAGACTGAATCGGTGTCGTACATCTTAGATGATGTCTCCCCCGCGCATTACAGGAACAGCGCCTCGTCGCTGACGTCCTCGATGGAGGCCTCAACGACAGCCGCTGCCGTCCGGGCAGTCTGGGTGCGGGACTTCAGCTCGGCGCGACGGGCAACCTCGGTGGCAGCCAGGAACTGCTCGCGGTAGGCCTCGACAGCCTCGCCCTGGAAGCCAGCGGTCCTGGCCATGACATGGGACAGAGCGGCGCCGCGGACGATGCCCGCGTCGGCCAGGGCTGCCTCGTGCATTTCAGCGACGAGCGTGGCGGGGTCCTCGGCAAGGATCTGATCGAAGTCCTGGTCCTCGGACTCTGCGACCATCTCACGGGCGGTAACCTCCAGCCAGTCGTCGCCACGGCCGAGAGAAACCTGCTCGGCGGCGACCCACCGTGGTGCCTCCGGGGCTGCGTTCTCGGCGTCAACTGCATCAAGGTGAGAGAGCGCCTGCTTGATCTCCAACTCCTCGGCCTCGG